GTAAGAAATGATCAGTATATTATAATAGACTGTTATGCAACTTTGGATCCAAATAGTTACAGTCAAGTTTGGAATGATTCTTTCATTAAACCATATCTAACTTCTCTGATTAAAAGGCAATGGGGACAAAATATGATGAAATTTACCGGGGTTAGACTTCCAGGTGGAGTAGAATTAAACGGAAGACAGATGTATGATGATGCTCAGAGAGAAATTGATATGCTGATGGAAAGAATGTCCAATACTTATGAATTACCACCTTATGATATGATAGGTTAATCATATGCTTAATCCATTTTTTCAACAAGGTTCTTTTGGCGAACAGAGTCTAATTCAGGACTTAATTAATGAACAACTTAAAATATATGGTGTAGATGTATATTATCTTCCAAGAAAGTATATAACAGAAAAAACTGTAATTAAAGAAGTAATAGAATCAAAATTTGATATATCCCACCCAATAGAGGCTTATATTGATAATTATGAAGGTTATGGTGGAAATGGAACTTTACTATCTAAGTTTGGAATTCAGGACGTTGACGATTTGACCTTGATAATTTCCAAGGATAGATTTGAAACTTATATCACACCTCTAATTAGAAATGCTCCTAATATAAAGTTAGGAACTAGACCAAAGGAGGGAGACTTAATTTATTTTCCTCTTGGAGATAGGTTATTTGAGATAAAATACGTAGAGCATGAAAAACCATTTTATCAACTTCAAAAAACTTATGTTTATGAATTGAGATGCGAACTATTCAGATATGAAGATGAAGATTTAGATACTGGAATTGATTTTATAGATGATAATGTAGTAGATGATGGATATATTCAAACTTTAACTTTAGTTGGGGCAGGAGTAACTGCAACTGCTGTAGCTTCTTTAGTTAATGGTGGAGTAAGATCTATCAGGGTTACAAACAGAGGAAATGGATATACATCTACACCAAGAGTAGCTATATCTTCTGCATCTTTCGGTGGCATTAATGCTGTTGGAGTTGCAACAATGATTAGTGGTTTAGTTGATTGTGTTGGAATAAAATCTTCAAGAATTCAAGGTGTCGAACTTGTAAATCCTGGTGCTGGGTATACTTTGGCTCCTAATGTAGTTTTTGTTGGTGGAGGTGGATCTGGAGCTGCAGCGACATCCATTATAGGTAATGGACTAGTTGGAATTGTAACGATAACAAATGGTGGTTCTGGATATACTACCCCACCCACTGTTACTTTTAGTGGTCCTGGAATAGGAACAACCGCTATTGGATATGCCGTAGTAAGTCCATCTGGTTCTATATCGCAAATTAGAATTTTAGATGCTGGAGTTGGATATACAACAGCACCTACTATAACAATTCAATCCCCATATTCGTCCGGTATAGGCACATATAAATTTAATGAAGAAATTCTTGGATCCATAAGTGGAACTTCCGCAAAAGTTAAATCTTGGAATGTTGTTAGTCGAGAATTGAAAGTTTCAATAATTAGTGGAACTTTTGTGCCAGGAGAAACAATAACTGGACAAGATAGTGGTGCTGCTTATGAATTGCGTGTACTGAATACTGATAATATTGTTGATCCATATGCTGACAACGATAACATAGAAGAACTTGCAGATACTATTATTGATTTTAGTGAAAATAATCCTTTTGGAACACCATAAATATGGCTTATTATAACTAAATTATAGTATCAAAAAGGATATAAAAATGTTTGAATATTTTTACCACGAAATCTTAAGAAGAACCGTTGTTTCATTTGGTTCTTTGTTTAATAACATAACAATTAAACATGCTGATAATAGTGGTAATACTACTAGTATTATGAAAGTTCCTTTAGCTTATGGACCAACTCAAAAGTTTTTGGCTAGATTAGAGCAATCGCCAAATTTGAATAAACCGGTTCAAATGAGTTTACCGAGAATGTCATTTGAACTTATCGGTTTATCATACGATTCTGCAAGAAAATCTACAACTACTCAGACTTTTATAACTTCATCGGCATCAAACAAAAAACAAGAAAAGAAGGCATATTTACCTGTTCCATATAACTTGGATTTTGAACTGAGTGTAATGACTAAACTAAATGATGATATGCTTCAAATAGTCGAACAGATTCTGCCGTATTTTCAACCCTCATATACTATTACAATAGATCTTGTGAAAGAAATTGGGGAAAAAAGAGATGTTCCTGTAGTTTTGAATAGTATCAGTATGTCTGACGATTATGAAGGTGATTTTTCAACAAGAAGAGCGCTAATTTATACTTTAAGATTTACTGCAAAAACTTATCTATTTGGTCCTATTTCTTCCGCATCCTCGGATATTATCAAAAAGGTATCTGTTGGATTTGTTGCAGGACACAAAACAGATACTCCATCTAGAGATCTTGTTTATAGTGTAGAAAAGAGAGCCATAAAAGATTATACAGGAGAAGTTACAACTACTTTATCTAATAATATTTCCGAAAGTGATACAATTATAGAGGTAGATAACGCAACAAATATTCCTGAGAATACTTACATTTATATTGGTGAAGAAGAAATGTTTGTAGATTCTAAAACAGGAAATAAATTAACTGTTATTAGAGGTGCAGACAATACAATAGCAACGGCACATGTATCTGGAACTGGTGTTAAGAAAATAACTCAAGAAGATAATCAACTAATAGAAGTTGGTGATGATTTCGGATTTAGTGGTTCACTATCATGAAAATGACTAAAAAATTTGAAGACCTAAACGAAACTTTTAATGTTTCTGGAGAAATAGTAGAAACAGAAAAAGTTTCTGAAATAACAGTACAAGAAAATAAAACCTCAATTGATGATGTAAAAAAAGACTATGAGTACACTAGAGGAAATTTATATTCTCTAATAGAGAAAGGTCAAGAAGCTATAAATGGAATTTTAGAATTGGCACAAGAAAGTGAAATGCCTAGAGCATATGAAGTTGCCGGGCAATTAATTAAAAATGTTGCAGATGCTACAGATAAATTAATGGACCTTCAAAAGAAATTAAAAGATGTTGAGGAAGAAAAGGTATCAAGAGGACCAACTACAGTAAATAATGCACTTTTTGTTGGTTCTACTGCAGATTTGGCAAAGTTCTTAAAACAACAAACTGAAAATGAAAACATTTAGGCAGTTTAAAGAAGAGTGGACTAATAAATATAAAAAGAGTATTGATTGCTCCAACCCAAAAGGTTTTTCTCAACGCGCTCACTGTGCGGCAAGGAAAAAAAGAGCAAAAGGTGAGAAGACTGAATCAAAACCAGTACAATGAATGAACAAATAAAACCATTTAAAACAGTTGAACAAATTGCAAAGAAACATCGTCTAGAAGTTTCTTTCATAGAAAAGCAGCTAAAAATGGGTGAAAAAATTGAACACGAGCATACAAAAAATCATGAATTAGCGAGAGAAATTGCTCTTCAGCATCTTGACGAAATTCCTGATTATTATACTCGTCTGAAAAAAATGGAAACAGATGCCAAAAAGCATCATAAAAAATTTAAAGACGTAAAAGAAGAAACTAAATCAGGTGATAAAAGTCTTCGAGATTGGTTTAAAAAGTCTAGTGGAAAGGATCCAAAAACAGGAAGAAAGGTTAAAGGATGGGTTCAATTAGGAGGACCTTTTGCAGGTGCTCCATGTGCTCGTCAACCTGGCCAAACTTCTACACCAAAATGTGGAAGTTCTAAAATGGCAGCAAACCTTTCTCCAGAAGAGGAAGAAAAGGCATTCAGAAGAAAAAACAGACAGGACCCAAACCAACCACAAAAAAAGAACGCAGCAAAACCAACTAACGTTAGAACTGAAGAAATGGACTTGCAAGAAAAAGATAAATCTGGGAAAAAAGATGCTTGTTACCATAAAGTAAAATCACGTTACAGTGTTTGGCCAAGTGCTTATGCATCGGGAGCACTTGTAAAGTGTAGAAAAGTTGGCGCGGCAAACTGGGGAACTAAAACTGAGGAAATGCAAATGCACGAAGAAGAAAGATATTGCCCTCTTTGCAAAAAAAGAGAATCTAGATCTGAATGTTCATATGGTGAAAAAGCATGGGATAAGGTTTCCGTAAAGGATGAAGAGTATTCTATGGTTAGATCTGAACTCAGCACTATTGTTGACGCTGTTAGAAGACTGAAAGCAAAAGTTGAAAATGGTGAAGGCAATTTGGAAGCATGGGTGCAATCAAAAATTACTAAGGCAGCAGATTATATCGATACTGCAGCAGATTATGTTGCCGGTGGTGAAATGGAAGAAATGAAGTGTTGGCCTGGTTATAAGAAAAAAGGAACTCAAGAACTTTTTGGTAAGAAATATAATCGTTGTGTCAAAAAAGAAGAAGTGGATATTGAGGAGTCTGTTCGCATTCCATCTAAGACCGGCAATATCGTCTTAGTAACTCTTAATTGGAGGGGAAAATACTACGGTATCAAGATTTTCTTCCCACAGACAACTAAACCAAATAGAAAAGAAGTTCAAGATCAGATTGAGAAGGTTTATCCAGGTTCTAAACTTCAATCATATTATGTTTCAGATATCAAACCTGGAGAGCAGTTTCTTCAAGTTGAAGATTGGCAAAAAGTTAATCGTCAAGATAAAACGGATGGATTAAGTCAAGCAGCAGTCAATGCTTATCGCAGAGAAAATCCAGGTTCAAAATTACAAACTGCTGTAACTGAAAAAAATCCTAAGGGTAAAAGAGCTGAACGTCGCAAGTCTTTTTGTAGTCGTATGAAAGGTATGAAGAAAAGATTGACTTCTGCAGAAACAGCGAGAGATCCAGATTCAAGAATTAATAAAGCACTTAGACGTTGGAATTGTAATTAATAGGTAGGTTTTTGTTATGTCTGATGTATATCTTGGTAATCCGCTTTTAAAAAAAGCAAATACTCCAATTGAATTTACGCAAGAACAAATCCTTGAGTTTGTTAGATGTAAAGACGATCCGGTATATTTTGCTAAAAATTATGTGAAGATTGTGACTCTGGATAAGGGATTGCAACCTTTTCAAATGTATCCCTTCCAAGAGAAACTTGTCAATAATTTCCATAAGAACAGATTTAACATCTGTAAGATGCCAAGACAGACTGGCAAATCAACCACTGTAGTGTCTTTCCTGCTCCACTACGCCGTCTTTAATGACAATGTTAATATAGGTATCCTTGCAAACAAAGCAGCAACTGCCAGGGAACTCCTGGATAGGTTACAGACTGCTTATGAAAACCTACCCAAGTGGATGCAACAGGGTATTATATCTTGGAATAAGGGTTCTCTGGAGTTAGAAAATGGATCAAAGATTCTGGCTGCTTCTACGTCTGCAAGTGCTGTCCGAGGCATGTCGTTCAATATCCTCTTCTTGGACGAATTCGCTTTCGTTCCAAACCATATCGCAGATTCCTTCTTTGCATCTGTTTATCCTACTATTACTTCTGGTAAAAGCACGAAAGTAAT